TTATTTGATTTCAATTTTGTCCCACTCCCTGCCTCTGTCATCACGATACTGTGATGCCATGGTGTCCGACTTGTGCCCGAGAAGATGTTGAGCAAACTTATCGCTTATCTGCTTCTCATAGAGTCTTGCAGACAAACTGCGCAACTCGTGAAAGGTAGGTGGATCCCCTTCGAAGGAAAGACCTGATGCTTTTCGTGCGCGCATAAAATACCTTGATACTGTGCCGGATGAAAGCGGTTCACGACGAGTAGATGCAATTATGGTTTCTCCGCCAAGAATCTCTTTGCATTTATCAAGTGTTTCCTTCATTGATATCCCGAGAGCATCAACATGCAATGTTGTAGGGATGGCAATTTTTACGCCTGTTTTGCTTTGCTCGACATAAAGATATCCATCTACGATATCAGACCACTTCATTTCGCATAAATCACCAACTCGTTGCCCGGTAACAACAGCCAGTTCCATTGCAAGTCTGAGCCAACATGGTGATGATTCTGCTGCTTGATAAATTTTCAGGTATTCGTCAGCCGTAAGTCTTGATCTCCTTACCTCTGATTTTGCTGCGCGAGTGGCAGCGACCGGGTTTGTTGTTATATGGCCTTCAGCTATTGCCTCTCGGAATGCATCGCTCAGTGTTGATCTGATTAACTTGGCTGATGCCGCCTTGCCCTCGTCTATGTATCCATTGAGCATTGCCGCAATTTCTTTTGTGGTGATGTCTTCAAGTGGAGCATCAGGCAGCCCCCTCCTTATTGCTTTAATTTTGCTCATGTAATTTATGAGTGTCTTCTGCTTGATTCCTCTGCTGGCGAGGATTTTTTCGTAGCGATCAAGCCATGAATGTAACGTAACAGAATTATCACTGTTGATTCTCGCTGTCAGAGGCTTGTGTTTGTGTCCTGAAAATAACTCAATGTTGGCCTGTATAGCTTCAGTGATTGCGATTCGCCTGTCTCGGCCTAATCCAAACTCTTTACCCGTCCTTGGGTCCCTGTAGCAGTAATATCCATTGTTTCTTATATAAAGGTTAGGGGGTAAATCCCGGCGCTCATGACTTCGCCTTCTTCCCATTTCTGATCCTCTTCAAAAGGCTACCTGTTACTGGTCGATTTAAGTCAACCTTTACCGCTGATTCGTGGAACAAATACTCTCTTCCATCCTTAACCGGAGGAGGGAATATCCTGCACTCGCGTACCCATCGACGAACTGTTTCAAGGCTCCTTGGGCGTCGCTGGCGTGCGTTCCACTCCTGAAGTGTCAAGTACATCGCAAAGTCTCCGCAATTACTCGCAAGGGAGCGAGTATTGGTTTATTTTCTCCAACAAAAAAGGAGCCGAAGCTCCTTTGATGATTAAAATTCGAATTGTCTCGCCCGAAGGCTTTTCAGCATTGGTTTTGCCCGTTCGAAAAGGGCGCTTGCTTGGTCAAGTCGTGTCGCCTCCCTTAGCAGTACATCTCTGTTTTTCGTCACCGTGTAAAAAGTTTCAAACGCGATGTCATACAGCTTGCTCGTGTATGATGAGTTCAGTTCCTTCAATATCGGGTACAGACGTTTGCAGATGTCCTGCGCATTCTCCATCTGTACCTGCATATAGCAAAGGAGGATGATTTCTTCGTCTGTGAATTGCTGCGCTGGTTGCATGCTGCGAAGTTTCTTTTCGCATTCGATGAAGTATCGGCGTATCTGGCGGCCTTTTTCGTTGCGCTCCACCATAGCCAGTTCTTTGGCTGTGTCGAGGGTGAGGTGGTAGTCTTTGCTACGGCGATCGCCTCCACGTCCTTTGATCCCCCTGTTTTGGTGAACCAAAATGTAATCGACATCAACGGCAAAGCCGTATTCTGTTATGCGATTTTTAATCCATGTAGAGAAGTCACGACGTACTTCCAAAAATTCGTGTAAATCACGGGCATTAACGAGAAGAGTTGTTTCGTTGGATATAGTGCCGTTGAATACGGGGATGAGTTGACTGGTCATGATGACCTCCTTTGAAGTTTTAGTTAGCAATCACCAGTTAGTGGCTGGTGATCGGGTGTCAACTAGAGCCTTCAAAGACGCTCCGGGCATATTCCCCTTGCGGGTATTGTATTACGCCTCTCCACCCGACCTTTGTACGGATGTGACTATGCCAAATTGCAGGCATAAAAAAGCCGCAAAGCTATCGGGTGCGGATGACCGCTTTGAAGTTCTAGTGCGGTCAGTATGCGATAGCTCTGGCGGATTTGTCAAATCATGTAGGCCTTATCTTGCTGTAAGCCGCGCCATTCGGGCTTTTCCCCACATTTGGGGAAAACTATCTTGTCAAAATCATGCAGCCTTTCGCTCTCCTTCGATGAGTTCCTCTATTTTGTGCACTCCAGCCTCGTTGTACCGAAATGTTTCAACCTGCTTGCTGGAATGCGCAGATTTATCCAGGAAGAACTTCCCGTACTGCTCAGTTTTGAGGTTGTTTGCGTTAGCAATGCGACCAATCTTGTTTGCCGTTACTCCGAGCTGCTCTGCGACCTCCCCTGCTGAGTAGTAATGCTCTTCTATTGCCGGAAGAGGTATTGCATTAAAACCAACGAGCGGGTTGATTATGCTTGCCGCAGCAGTCTGCTTTGCTTCCGGCGCAAGATTTGGCATCAAATCGAACAGATTGGTAACAGCTTCAACCGTCATTTTCAGTGTGCGCGCTTGACGATACTCAACAAGTCCACTCGCTGATTTACCGCTTTTAATGTGCGCTTCCTGCATACTTTCAAGTTTGTCTACAAGTGTTCGGCGAACTGCTTTAGATTCGCGAGCAGCAACACGAAGCGCCTGCTTGATAGTCATGGAGATAACATCAATGTCAGCCCCGTTTTTCCGACCTACACTTTTTGTGTAGGTCTCGCCTTCCAATTCATCCTCAATTTTCTCGATGAATTTGTTGTTACGTACTGATGGCTCTCCACATAACTTGCGAGCTTCATTGACCATTTTCAACAGCATCTGGCTGTCGATTGTTACAGCCGGAAACGAAGAGTGATTTGCAATATTGTTAACCACACCTTTTCCCCTATATCGTATAAAAGAAATCTCCGCGAGTGCGAGGATTGTTATTCACCTTTGACGGCAAGTTGCAGGTTAGCCACGGTTAACCTCCAGCGGCGGTTCTGGTAGCTGCATCCAGTGGGTTACCTCTTTGAGATACAGGTCTTCGCCATCACCGTCATCCCAAGTGGGATTGCCATCATTAAACCAGTCGCCATATACGCCGACCTGAGTGTTGGGGATGTTTGGTGGGTAGTTGTTTTTAAAGTCAGCTGCTAACACATAGCATTGTCGCTCTCCCATTTCTGGCATTCGCTCACTACAGCTTATCCAACCATCCGGAATTACCGGAGAGTTGCCCGACATCTCATTCAACTTGTAAGTCTGGCTTACAGGTTTGGCTTCCAGTTCTGCTATGCGCTTTTCTGAGGCTTCAAGTAACGCCTGCTTATCGCGTAGCGCTTCTTCCAGTTCAGCAACATGGCATTCACTATCAATAAGGTTGTTCTCTGCTGCTTCCAGCTCAACACGCAACTTCCCTACCGTTAGCGCAATTTCCTCGTTCTCCTGATCGCGGCTTTTGATGTATTGCAGGTTTCTTTCCCGTTCATCCAGTAGTGCCAGCGCAACATTTGGATTAAAAGCAGCAATAAATTCAGCGTTTGCATAAGCCTGAACATCTGTTTCAACCAGGCAGTTAACATGACATTCCGCAATCACACCACCGGGTTCTCCTTTCCATTTTTGACAAACAAAAACTCCTGTTATATTCCCATGCTGATTGCCCGATGTATGCCCTACGATGTAGCTCCCTTTCGTTGCCTTTTCTGCCGCATCACGCAGTGCCTGATAATTAATTTCGCTCACTTCGAACCTCTCTGTTTACTGATAAGCTCCAGATCTGCATTAAGCGCAGCAAAAATCTCTGGTGGTGTGCGCCAGCTGTCGCGATGTTCGGCAGGAGTATTGCTTCCGGTGAAATCAGTCATACAGCCCCCCGTTTATTATTTATCTCCTCAGCCAGCCGCTGTGCTTTCAGTGGATTTCTGATAACAGAAAGGCCGGGAAATACCCAGCCTCGCTTTGTAACGGAGTAGATGAAAGTGATCGCACCTACCCGGATATTATCGCGAGGATGCTTCATCGCCATTGCTCCCCAAATACAAAACCAATTTCAGCCAGTGCCTCGTCCATTTTTTCGATGAACTCCGGCACCATCTCGTCAAAATTCGCCATGTACCTTTCATCCCGCTCAACCACGACATAATGCAGGCCTTCACGCTTCATGCGCGGGTCATAGTTGGCAAAGTACCAGGCATCTTTTCGCGTCGCCCACATGCTGTACTGCACCTGGGCCATGTAAGCCGACTTTATGGCCTCGAAACCACCGAGCCGGAACTTCATGAAATCCCGGGAGGTAAACGGGCATTTCAGCTCAAGGCCATTGCCGTCACTGCATAAACCATCGGGAGAGCAGGCGGTGCGCATACTTTCGTCGCGATAGATGATCGGGGATTCAGTAACATTCACGCCGGAAGTGAATTCAAACAGAGTTCTGGCGTCGTTCTCGTACTGTTTTCCCCATGCCAGCGCCTTAGCATTAACTTCCGGAGCCACACCGGTGCAAACCTCAGCCAGCAGGGTGTGGAAGTAGGACATTTTCATGTCAGGCCACTTCTTTCCTGAGCGGGGCTTTGCTATCACGTTGTGAACTTCTGAAGCGGTGATGACGCCGAGCCGTAATTTGTGTCACGCATCATCTCCCTGCTCGATAGCTCTCACGTCGATCCCGGTACGCTGCAGGATAATGTCCGGTGTCATGCTGCCACCTTCTGTTCAGTGGCTTTTTGTTTCAGGAATCCAAGAGCTTTCACTGCTTCGGCCTGTGTCAGTTCTGACGATGCGCGAATGTCGCGGCGAAATATCTGGGAACAGAGCGGCAATAAGTCGTCATCCCATGTTTTATCCAGGGCGAGCAGCAGAGTGTTAATCTCCTGCATGGTTTCATCGTTAACCGGAGTGATGTCGCGTTCCGGCTGACGTTCTGCAGTGTATGCGGTATTTTCGACAATACGCTCGGCTTCATCCTTGTCATAGATACCAGCAAATCCGAAGGCGAGACGGGCACACTGAATCATGGCTTTATGACGTAACATCCGTTTGGGATGCGACTGCCACGGTCCGGTGATTTCTCTGCCTTCGCGGGTTTTGAATGGTTCGCGGCGGCATTCATCCATCCACTCGGTAACGCAGATCGGATGATTGCGGTCCTTGCGGTAAATCCGGCATGTGCAGGATTCATTGTCCTGCTCAAAGTCCATACCATCAAACTGCTGGTTTTCATTGATGATGCGGGACCAGCCATCAACGCCCACCACCGGAACGATGCCGTTCTGCTTATCAGGGAAGGCGTAAATTTCTTTCGTCCACGGATTAAGGCCGTACTGGTTGGCGACGATCAACAATGCGATGAACTGCGCATCGCTGGCATCACCTTTAAATGCCGTCTGGCGAAGAGTGGTGATCAGTTCTTGTGGGTCGACAGAATCCATGCCGACACGTTCAGCCAGCTTCCCAGCCAGCGTTGCGAGTGCTGTACTCATCCGTTTTATACCTCTGAATCAATATCAACCTGGTGGTGAGCAATGGTTTCAACCATGTACCGGATGTGTTCTGCCATGCGCTCCTGAAACTCAACATCGTCATCAAACGCACGGGTAATGGCTTTTTTGCTGGCCCCGTGGCGTTGCAAATGATCGATGCATAGCGATTCAAACAGGTGCTGGGGCAGGCCTTTTTCCATGTCGTCTGCCAGTTCTGCCTCTTTCTCTTCACGGGCGAGCTGCTGGTAGTGACGCGCCCAGCTCTGAGCCTCAAGACGATCCTGAATGTAATAAGCGTTCATGGCTGAACTCCTGAAAATGGCTGTGAAAATATCGCCCGCGAAATGCCAGGCTGATTAGGAAAACAGGAAAGGGGGTTAGTGAATGCTTTTGCTTGATCTCAGTTTCAGTATTAATATCCATTTTTTATAAGCGTCGACGGCTTCACGAAACATCTTTTCATCGCCAATAGAAGTGGCGATAGTGAATTTAGTCTGGATAGCCATAAGTGTTTTATCCATTTTTGGGAACTCCTGGCTGATTAAGTACGTCGATGAGTCGTTTCCATCCGTCACGTAATTTACGGGTGATTCGTTCAAGTAAAGATTCGGAAGGGCAGCCAGCAACAGGCCACCCTGCAATGGCATATTGCATGGTGTGCTCCTTATTTACGCTTTAAATTGCTCCGTGTATTCACTCGTTGGAATGAATACACAGTGCAGTGTTTATTCTGTTGCTTGTGCCAAAAATAAAGACCAACTATGCGGCCTGAAATTACTTAACCAATGATGCTGCATATTCGATAAGGTAAAGCTTTGGGGCCAGCCAAATTTTTAACCAAGTCATATTGGTTACTACACCAATAATAAAAATTCCCCACAGAGTCAAAACTCCAACCAGTGGCATGATAAGAAGATTAATATCACCTTTGCTATCCCAAACCATTGTCGGCCTGTATTTGGGATTTCCCTTCTCCCATGAATATCCTTCATCACCGATTTTACCTGTCTCAACTCTTTGGCACTGCTTCTTCATAAACCAGAAAACCAGAGGGATTGTTAGAATGGCTATTAATGTTTTAATCAGACTGTCAACCATATTCCATAGCAGCAACTGATGAACAACATCAGGAATCTGTGCCTGGCTGAATGAAACAGCCGCGTCTATTCCATTGCTGGCTTTTTGCAGTAGTTCTACGAGAATCTTGTTTGCTTGTTCTTCCATATATCACCTTAAATAGTGGATTGCGGTTGAGATGCTTGAAGCTCAGAAACCTCTTTACGAAATTCTTTTCGCTCACGTGAAATAGTTTCTGCCTGATTAATAATTACCTGAGCCTGCTGGCGAATAGCTTCACTGGCAGGCTCTTTTGTTAAGAGCCGTGTGAAACCAGCGATAATGTTGCTGGCTAACATCTCAAACCGTTTTTTCTGAATATCTCTTGATTCTTCATCAATTGGTGGTTCACTATTGCTTAGTGCCGTTACATATACGCGAATTGCCGCTGACCGGACATCATCAGGAAGATGATCAAATGTACTGGCTCTTGTTTTTACAAGTTCGACAATATTTGCCTTCTTAATATCTTCAGTTTTTTCATCAAGTACTGAGATAAAATTTTTTACTGATGCTTCTAATAACGCTTCTAATTTATTTAAATCCATAATTACCTCGCTGTCAGTTGTTTTGATTTCCGGTAGCCTGCCGCGTAAATGGCTACGTTTGGAAGACATACACCAGTTTCTGGTTGCTTATGTCCAAACTCATTCGCGTACACAATGGCCGCTCGCTCCAGATTGCGTCTGTATTCTTTCTGTTGCCAGATCACGTCCTGTGCCATGAACTTAATTGGCTTAGCGTCTTCTATGCGCTCAGGCGTTTCGTGAGTACCTTTAGCCTGAATCTGCGCTCTGCTTAGAGTAGGGCGGTGTAATACTTCTGAACTTATTGCTTCTTCGCGGGCCAGCACGCCGTTAGCTAATGCCTTTGCCTTTAAACGCTCACGACGACGAGAACGTGAATTGCCTTTGAACTGAGTTCTGCGTGTCATATAGACCTCCTGATGAACTTTGGTGGTGTGGTAGGTGGGAGACCCATTTTGACCTGTTTCGGCCTACTTCAATTCGGCAATAGTCCCGCAGGCCTCGCCGCTTTACGTGCGACATATTCCCGTCCATGAACCCTTCACCACACCCCAAAGTTCACTTTGGTTATTGCGCTTTGTCAGCGCCGTAGATTCATATTCGAATCGTTGTATATTCACCGCCCTGGTGAGTAGTGCGTCCTGCTGATGGCTTAAAGATAACCTAGGTTATAGCGGTGATCAATAACTTAATTCATGAATTCTGATAAATAAGTTATAAGTGATGGATAATAAAGGTATTTTATTTTTGTAAATGTTGCGGATTGGTCGGTATTGGAAGGGGGGCGCTGTATTGCTGGCGTGTTGGTTCGTGGTTTACCGCATTTGCGGCTGTTAAATATGGGGGACGATCGCGAGGCAAAGAAAACCCGGCGCGGAAGCCGGGTTTGAGATTTAGTTATTTTCAGCAGCTCGGATAAGAGCGGAAGTGCTGACGAACATGTTCGAGCTCACCGAAACGTATGCGGCAGTAACTGCGCACATAAACCGGCTTGTCGTGTTCGTAGATGAAGTCATCGCGATTAACATCGTGAGCCATAGCTTTTCTCCTGTTTTTGTATACAGCCTGTTTACCCGAACAGGTTGTAGTTTGTTGGGAGAACCGCTATCCTTGGCTTGCGGTTGCCAAGGGTGTAGCGGTAGGTAATCCTCCATACACTTCGGAAATACTGGATATATTTCCGACCCAAAAAGCCCCGTTCCCTCGGGGCTTTATTCTTTTGTTCCGCCATCAATCATCGCAAAAGATTCCACAATCAGACTGATACGCTTGGCTTCATCTTTTGTCAGGTCGCGAGGCAGGTTGCCAATGGTGACGATAAGATCTCCGCGCAATGGAATCGGCAGTTCAAATGTTTTTACACCAACCTGTACGTCAGCTACCGCCTTCTTCTTAGGTGCCATCTTTTTACGCTCCTTTTTTTTATTTACATCACCAACTGACACATTAATCTCACCATTCTGGTAGGAGATAAATTTATCAATAGCACTTTGCATTCGGCTTTTGTATGCCTGCAAAGATGATTCAGAGGGTTTGCTTTCTGCTGAGTCTGCGTACGAACTTGCTAAGTTGGCAACGCTATAATCACGGATATCGGCATCGGTGAAATCCGACCCAAGAACAGTAAGAAGGCGCAGGGAAGAGTCACGGAGATTGCGGGCTGTAGCATCATTGACGATACCAAGCTCAGGAAGCATCTGTAAGAAGTCCTGAAATGCTTTGATGGTGTAGCTTTTGGTTTGCATAAAAAAGCCTCATACAGTTGATGAGGCAATACTAATTTGATCGTCAAAACAAATCAAGACCCAAGAAACGATCGTTGATTCCTTTCTTTGTGACAATACAGTCAAATCAAGTTTTACAAGGATTACTTTTCTTCGATTACATTAAAGGCCGCACTTCTGCGACCATCCATCACCAAAATGTCTCTTCACTCATCCGAAGAAGCAGCAATCCGGGTCAGCACGCACAAGCTCAAGCGCATCAGTCAGCGAAAGTTCAGTACTGTACTGATGCCATTTCATATCCTTCCGCATCCAATAGATTTTCCATCTATCCAGAGAACGTATGTACTTGATTCTTGCTGATGGCAGGATGTTTGTTTCACCTGGGTTGCCCTGCCACACGGGGCGCTGTTCGCCGATATCTATCGTTTGGTCATTGATGCTATAAACAATATCCAGTTCATTGCGGATATGTTCAGGCGGCCTTATGCTTTCAATGAATTGGTGAACTTCTTTTTTGACCGCTTGATATTCAAGGTCAGTGAACGCCATCTATCCTCCTCACCCAAACGTTTCTTCAGGCCACTGGTTACCAGCTATGCGATGACCAGAATACTCTGCCAATAATCCTTACGGTTTTATGAAATTCATCTCTATCCATTACTTCATCCGGGTACTCTTCGCGATTTATTGATCTGATTATCACCGATGTAGGAGTGGCGATTAATGTTTTTACTCGCAACAAATCAGACTGGCAAATAGCGTAGGTTTTACCATCTCTGATGGTGGTATCTTGTGTGTTAACACCAACAACATCGCCATCGTGAAGAGTTGGTTCCATGCTTTGACCTGTTACCCTTACCAGCTTGGCAGAACTTTCAGTTACCCCCATCTTTTTCAGATAGTACTTTCTGAAAACCAAAGAGAACTCTGATGATTCTTCTATCTCGCAGCTACCGCTTCCAGCCGAAAGCGAAACGTTAAGAAGAGGCAATGCGACAAACTCGTCATCGTTTTTTTTAATGTCTTCCCATACCACAGCTTTTAAAGATGACTCACGGATATTGGATGGTTCTTCATGTGTACCATCCCTCATTTCACCAATACCAGAACTAAGCCATTCAGGGCGTACTTTTAAAGCATTAGCTAACTCAACCATCTTGCGAGATCCGTTTGTTTTACCGGATGACATCTTCTGTATGGCTGGCTGAGATATTCCAACCATGTCCGCAAGCTGTGATTGCGACACCCCTGCCGATCTCATGGCTGCATTTAGTCTTTCTGCGAATGTTTTCATATCCACAAATCTATAACTACGGTTATCCAAAGTAAAATAATAAAGGTTATTGCTATCTTTTATAACTTGAGTTATCCTTGGTTATAAGTAATGGCTGAAAGAGGTATGCTCATGAATTTAGTAATTCAACGAGCCTTGAAGATTGTCGGTAGTCAAAAGCGGCTTGCCGACAAGTGTGGTGTAACGCAGCCAGCAGTACACAAATGGCTGAAAGGCGGGCAGGTTTCTCCAGAGAAAGTTACCGCCATCGTTAACGCCACTGGAGGGCAGATCAAGGCTTACGAAATTCGCCCAGATTTACCACACCTGTTTCCAAAACCGAATCAGGCAGCATAAGTAACACCGCTATTTTCACAATGGGCATTCGTCCTACGTCGCTGACAAAGCGAGCCCCAAGATATCTGACCAACTAAGGCCATATGCGTTTCCACGCATAGCTTTCAACTAACTATTCACTATTGGAAATCTTAAGAAATGGAACAAACAAGTTACAGCAAACTATCACAGCGCGACGTTGATCGTGCAGAAACAGATTTACTCATCAACCTGTCAACGCTTACCCAGCGCGGTCTGGCAAAGATGATTGGCTGTCATGAATCGAAGATAAGCAGAACGGACTGGAGGTTTATTGCTTCGGTCTTGTGTGCTTTCGGAATGGCATCAGACATCAGTCCGATTAGCAGGGCTTTTAAGTATGCGATTGATGGACTCACCAATAAAAAACGCCCGGTGTGCAAGACCGAGCGTTCTGAACAAATCCAGATGGAATTTTAATAACATCCAACGAGGTAATTATATGCGAAAAACGCAGGAAAATAAACGCGTTAATCACCGAAAAGATGTGCTACGTGACCAGTTTTATCAGGGGGTTAATCCAGCAATAGCTGTGCCACTGAGAGAAATACTTAACAGGTACAAAACTTCGGAGAAGTCAAAATGAGCATGAATCTTATGGCTAAGGCCATGAATATAAAGGTTGGCAACCCACTGAGAAAACTGATTCTGATTAAACTTGCCGATAACGCCAATGATAATGGCGAATGCTGGCCTTCATATCAACATGTCGCTGACCAGTGTGAGGTGAGCAGATCGACAGTAAAAAGTCACATTAGGGCACTGGAAGAGATGGGGCTTTTGAAAAGGGAATGCAGAAGAAAAGGAGAGCTTAACCAGTCAAACGTTTTTTATCTGACGCTGGATAATGCACAACAAATCCCACCAGAATCAGGTGGGGCAGGAGCTGCCCCCAGAACCTATCACTCTTTTGAACCAGTCAATGAACCTAAAAACATTATGTTCGAACATGTCCGAACGGAGTGTGAAAAAACTCCTGACCGTCACGAAGAAACCGACAAGGCATTCGAGGAAATATTCTGGTGTGCAGGCATGCGGAAAGCCGGGAAGAAAAACGCAGCTTCGGCATTCAGAACACAGTTCAGGGAATGGCGTAAAACTACCAGGGGTACGGCAAGCGAGTTTGCCACGATGCTGGCAGACGATATTGCATGCAGGAATGGTAAGCAGTTCGGATTCGACAGGTTGTTACCGTCGAGCTACCTGAACGGTCAGCGCTGGAACGACGAGAAGCCAGAAACCATTCAACCACAATCCAGACCATCATCCGCAATTACCGTATCGAAAACTGGCTACGTGTTTTTCGACAGGTGAACCATGAAATCAAAAATCAAATCGCTACTGGTCGCTGGTTATAACCACGGCTGGTTAAGTATTTCGTTTGTCGATTTCTGGTTTAAAAATCTCGACCTCAGCAGCCATTAGCTCCGTCAATGGCGTTTAAACGCCATCAGACGCGCTGTAGCGCGATAAACGACGGTCTGACGGGAAAATAACGGGATAAAAAAATATTGCGTCAGAATGCGATTCAGGACGGTTAAAGTATGAGTCCATCAGAACTTAGCGACCTGCTTTGGGCGCAGGTTGACAGGGTGGCTCCGCACCTGTTGCCAAACGGCAAGAAAGAGGGGCATGAGTGGGTTGCCGGTAACGTCAACGGTGACAAGGGAAACAGCCTTAAGGTCAACCTTAGCGGTAAGAAAAAATGGGCTGATTTCGCTGAGGGAGACGGCGGTGACATGCTTGATTTGTGGATGGCATGTCGTGGAATTAACCTGCATCAGGCTATGCAGGAAGCGAAAGCATTTCTCGGTATCAAGGATGACGATCACCATTTCGATGCCAAACGTGAGAAGAAATTCTCCAGACCTGATCGCAAGAAAATCGCCCACTACGTTACCAGAACAGAATCCCATCTTGAGTACCTGCAATCGCGTGGCATATCGCCAGAAGTCGTAAAGCGCTACGAGGTTGTCAGCGGCAAGGTGTGGAATGGAGAACGAGAACTGGATGCTCTGGTGCTTCCGTACAAACGCGATGGTGAGTTGTTGCAGGTCAAGCGAATCAGCACTGAGCGCCCGGACGGGAAGAAAGTCATTATGGCAGAAGGTGATTGCGAACCTTGCCTGTTCGGATGGCAGGCTCTGGACGCTGGCGTGAGGGCGGTTGTGCTTTGCGAAGGCGAAATTGATTGTATGAGCTATGCGCAATACGGCATCTCGGCGTTATCCGTGCCGTTTGGTGGCGGGAAAGGCGCTAAGCAACAGTGGATTGAGTTTGAGTATCACAACCTCGACAGGTTTGAGGAAATATTCATCTCGATGGACGTTGATGATGTTGGTCGTGAAGCCGCAAGGGAAATCGCAAGCCGACTCGGTGAACATCGTTGCCGTCTTGTTACTCTGCCGTACAAAGACATCAACGAATGCCTGATGAACGGTGTTACCGAGGATGAAATCTGGCAGTACATCGGCACGGCATCCTACTTCGATCCTGAAGAACTCTACAGTGCGCGAGAGTTTTACCAGGACACTATCAACGCTTTCTACGGCAAGCAGCAGTATCTGTTTAATCCACCGTGGGAATCTCTGGCAGATAAATTCCAGTTCCGTGAGGCAGAGTTGACGCTGGTCAATGGTGTGAACGGTCACGGAAAGGCATGCCCACTGAATGAGCCTATTCTTTTAGCTGATGGGACATGGACTACTCACGGGAATGTAAAAATTGGCGATCAGGTGGCGTCAGTAGACGGCAATCCGTCAACTGTCACTGGGATATTCCCGCAGGGTGTTAGAGATGTTTACCGAGTCACATTTGAAGATGGTCGTTATGTTGATTGCGCAGGCGATCACCTATGGGAGGTCACTAGTCGTGGATTCACGAAAGGCGAGAAACGCCGCGTGATAGATACCTTCGGGTTGAAGCGGTTGAGTGAAACGAAGAGGCACAAAAATGGCGTTAGGATTCCTGAAATAACTGGTGACTTTGGCGACCACTCAGAGCTATTAGCATGGGTTATCGGCTCCCTTCTCGGGGATGGTAGTCTTAGCAATGGGAGCGTGAAGTTTTCAAACGTCGAGCCATACATGATCGAGCGTATGAAGGCTGAACTGCCTGATTACAACTTCTCTGGAGATGGTAAGGACTGGCTGATATCAACGGCGCGTGGTCAGGTAAATCCACTCATGGAGACCCTGCGAGGTTATGGACTAATGGGGTGCACAGCAAAAAACAAATTCATCCCTCGTGTGTTTTTTTCCGCAAATAAATCAACGCGTATAGGCATGCTGTGTGGTCTGCTTGAAACGGATGGGTATGTCGAGAAGGATGGAACGCTTGTTTTTTCCTCAGCAAGTGAAGAACTGCGCAATGGGGTTGTTCAACTGGTTAACTCACTCGGCGGGTCATGCCGGACGCGAGTTAAAACTGGCGTGACATACACATACAAGGACGATAAGCGGCATGGGATGGATTCATACGAGGCAAGAATCAGACTGACAAGAGAAATCAGGGAGGCCATCCGTTCACCACGACTCAATGGCAGATTAACTGCGCATCGATTCGAGGGCTGTGGGGTATTCGTCAGGAATGTTGAAAAAATCGGCAATGCAGAATGCTTGTGTATTATGGTCGATCACCCTCGCCACCTGTATGTAACCAGGGGATATGTGGCGACGCATAACACCGAGGTTGTCGGGCATATGGCACTTGAGGCAATGCGTCAGGGTGTGAAGACGTGCATCGCGTCACTTGAGCTGAAGCCTGGTATTCTCCTTAAGCGACTTACCCGTCAGGCAACGTGCTGCAAGATGCCGCCAGTGCTGGAAATTGACTCTGCATTTAAATTTTATGACGAAAGACTTTGGGTGTTTGGCCTGACCGGAACGGCGAAAGCCGACAGGCTGATCGAAATATTCGACTACGCTCGCCGCCGATACGGGATCCAGTTATTCATCATCGACAGCCTGATGAAATGTGGCATAGGCGACGATGACTATAACGGGCAGAAGGCGTTTGTTGACTCGATTTGCGACTTCAAAAACAAAACAAACTCCCACGTCATTCTCGTTACTCACTCGCGAAAAGGAGACAGCGAAGAAAAACCAACCGGGAAAATGGACGTAAAAGGCTCTGGAGCGATAACAGACCTGACAGACAACCTTTTCATCATCTGGCGTAACAAGGCTCGCGAGAGAGCGTTACAGAGAGTTCAGAGTGGTGAAAAGATGTCAGAGAAGGACGAACAGCTACTGGCATCTCCGGCATCTGTTTTGATGCTTGAAAAACAACGTAACGGCGAAGGTTGGGAAGGTGGTGTCCCGTTGTTCCTTGACGAGCAATCGCACCAGTTCCTGCAACTTGAATCAGGATCGCCATATAGCTACATCGCCAATATGCCGAAATCGGAATATGACGAGGCGTGGCGACAGGAAAACGTGACGGAGTATTAAATGACCATCTACATCACTGAGCTAATAACAGGCCTGCTGGTAATCGCAGGCCTTTTTATTTGGGGGGTAACCGTCTCATTTAAACCGTCTTTCGCCTCCCTTTCCTGTTTCCGATACTAATGTCCATTTTCGCAGTAAAGGGACATTTAAGATGAATGCACGAAAAGCGGTACTGGCAGACAATCCGGAATTGATCCTGCGTGTGCTACAACTGAGATTTGACGAGTCACTGTCGTACCCGCGCATTTCTGCGCAGACCGGTATCAGCAAAACCGCCATTTTTTCTCTGGTGAGGCGATTTCACCAGGTATTCACTGACTGGCCTCTTTCCGGGGAATATTCCTGCGTGCAACTGGCCCGGGCTTTGTTCCCGGGGCGATACCCTTCAGCCCCGACAGTAACTCAGACTGTGAAAACAGAGAAAAACCGCCGGAACCGATTTTCACCGGAGTTTAAATGGAGACTTGTTCAGCAAACTCTTTTACCCGGTGCCTGTGTCGCACAAATAGCTCGTGAGAACGGAATCAACGATAACCTGCTCTTTAACTGGCGGCATCTCTGGCGTAACGGCGGCCTGCAGCCGACCGGCGAACATGAAACATCGCTACTTCCCGTGACGTTAACTCCGGAGCCGGATAATAAAATCCCGGCACCAGTGCAGATACCTGAACAGATGCCCGACAGTCTGTGCTGTGAGCTGGTTCTGTCGGCCGGAACTCTCAGGCTGAAAGGTGAACTGACACCGGCGTTATTACAGACACTTATCCGCGAAATGAAAGGGAGCAGCCACTGATGATATCTCTCCCTGCCGGTTCGCGTATCTGGCTGGTTGCCGGTATCACCGACATGCGAAATGGTTTTAACGGCCTGGCATCAAAAGTTCAGAACGTCCTGAAGGATGACCCGTTCTCCGGGCATCTGTTCATCTTCCGCGGACGCCGGGGTGAC